AAAGTATGGTGAGGTATTTCTTACAAAAGAAAGAAGTGCAGCAGAAAGATTAACAGATGCAGTATTAAGAAATGAAGCAGCAATTAAACTATTAAACAATAGTGAATTTGAAGTACCTGAAATACAAATGATAGATGGGTTAGCATTTCGTGGTAAAGCGGATATTATACAAGGTAATACAATAATAGATTTGAAAACAACAGCAGAACTAAACACCTTTAAATATAGTGCTGATAAGTATGGATATGATTTACAAGCGTGGTTGTACTTAAAACTATTTGATAAGAAAAAGTTTACGTTTCTGGTAATAGATAAAGCAAGTACCGATATAGGTATATTTGAAACTACAGAAGAGTTTTTAGCAAGAGGTGAAAACAAATTTAAACAAGCAGTAGATAATTACAAATACTTCTTTGAACAAGATAATGATTTAGATCAGTATGTAATGAGGGGTATATTATAATAATTAAAACAAAGAATAACTAAATATAAAAATTATGGAAAAAAGAATTAAACACTTTAAATTAAAGGAAACTAAAGATTATAATTTATTTAAATTCTATGAAGAAAATAGAAGCATAAATAATAAAAAAGTAAAAGAGTATAAAAAATCTATAAAAGAAAAAGGTTTAAAACAACCTATTAATGTTAAAATAGAAAATAACTGTTATAAAATAACAGATGGTCAACATAGATTTATGGCACTTACAGAATTAGGTTATTCTATAATATTTCTTATTGACTACGATAAAAATTCTACATCAGAAGATATTTTTGACATAAATGCAAATAGGTTATTTACAAAAACAAAAGATTGGATTCATTATTATGCTACGTTAGAATATCCTGAATATGTAGCAATGTATAATATATACACAGAATATTTAGAAATAAAAGAAACATTGTTAAATGAAATGTTTATTATTAGTAAAAAACCTAAAAATCCTGCATATAAAATAACACAAAGTATAACTCAAGGAACTATGAAAATAGATTATGTACAAGGAGAAACAATTTTAAATTGGTTAAATAAAATACAAGATGCTAATGGGCAACACAATTTGTTTCAATCTAAAATAGTAAGAGCATTAAAGCATATATACAACAACAATAAAAACTTTAATATTAATTTATTCTGTAAGAAAATATCAAACAACAAAAAACAAATACTTGTAGAAAATAATGAATATACAATAGTATCAAACATTAAAGAAACGTACAACAAAAAACAAAGAAATAACGAACTTCTTTTAGTATAGTATATTATGAATAGTATTGTTAAATATGGTCAAGTTTATAAATTAAACGAAACAGAAAAAGAATTAATTATTGATATGGCTAATAGATTGGAAATTCAAGATAGAAGTTATTTTAAAAATAATTATAAAATAGATAAATCAATGATGTTTAGAGATATGAATATTAATGGTTTTGGTGCTGAACTTGCTTTTTGTAAATTATGTAATACAAAATTTGATTCATCTACAAACAAAAAAGAAAATCATTTTAATAATTTTGATACTATTTTAAATACAGGTTTATCTGTTGATGTAAAACAAACTAAATACAAATCAGGCAAGTTATTAGTAAGAATTGGGAAAGAAGAAAAAAAAGTAGACATTTATTCTTTAATGATTGGTGAATTTCCTTCTTATACTTTTATGGGTTTTGCATATTATAACGATATAATTTCTAACAATAATATTATAACAATCAATAATAAAAAAACTTATGCTTTAAATCAATATCAATTAATAAAAGAATTAAATATTGAATAAAAAAATAATAGAAGAATTTTATTTACTTGCTTTAGTAGATATAGTAAACGGTAAAGATATAGCAGAACTTGAAGAAACAATAAAACTATATGAAGAAGAAGAACATTATGAAGCGTGTGCAGGAATACAAAAAGCAATACACGAATCAGGATACTTAACAATTAAAGAAATAATACAAAGAAATAAATTATAAAAATAAATTATGAGTGCAACATTAATAAAAGAAATAGTAGAACAACATTACAAATTAGATATAACTACAAAAACAAGAAAACGTGAATACGTAGAAGCACGTGGAATATACTACTACCTTACAAGACAATATACAAGAATGTCATTATCTTCTATAGGTAAAACAATGGGTAGAGATCATTCAACGGTATTACACTTTGAAAGGCTTATGCCACATTGGATAAAACACGATATACAATTAAAAGAAGATTACAAATCAATAAACAAAAGAGTACAAGATGCAGTTAATGCTAACCCTGAAGAATTTAAAACAGCAGAAAGTGTAGAAGGTTTTTATGAAATACAATACAAACGTTTAAAGAAGTTAACAGAAAAAATTAATAAAGACCAATTAGTAATTGATTAAAGTAAACTCTTTATCTGGTGGTAAAACAAGTTCATACATAGCAGCTAACTATCCTGCTGACTATGATGTATTCGCATTAGTAAGAATTGAACACGAACAATCTAAATTTCCAGACAAGAAGATAAGGCAAGAAGTAGAAGATAGAATACAAGCACCTTTTATTGCTACAGCAGAAGATGATATAATTATTTATACAATGCTTGATCTTGAACAATACATAGGTAGAAACATAACTTGGGTTACAGGTAAAACATTTGATAGGGTTCTTGATAGTGCAGGTACATTACCTGATCCATTAAGAAGGTATTGCACTACACAAATGAAGTTAGAACCAATATTTGAATGGTGGAGAAAACAAATTAATATTCCCTGTGAATTTAGATTAGGATTTAGAGCAAATGAAACACAAAGAGCAAACAGAACTACAGAAAAGACAAATGCAAATGGTTTTTTAGAAATTAAAGCTGTAGTAGGAAAACGAAAAACAAGAAACAAGTGGGCAATGATAGAATGGCAAAAACCTATATATCCATTAATAAAAGATAATATATACAAAGATACAATAGAAAAATTCTGGAAAGATAAGCCTGTAAGATTTGCTTGGATGAATAATTGTGTAGGATGTTTTCATAAAAACCCTTTACTAATTAGAAAGATGTGGGATAAACACGAAAACAAATTAGAATGGTTTGCATCAAAAGAAAGAATTAAACATAAAAAAGATGTATGGTATAAAGAAAAGAATTTATCTTTTAAAGAAATAAAACAATGGAATCTACAAGGAGAATTATTTGAAGATGATTTTAATGAATGTGATTCTGGTTATTGTGGTATTTAATTATAAATAATGATTAAAGTACTTGAACTATTTGCAGGTAGTAGAAGTATAGGCAAGGTAGCTGAAAAATTAAACTATAAAGTGTTTAGTTCTGATATTAATGCTTTTGAAAAAATAGATTATGTTACTGATATTTTAGAGTTTGATAAATCTAAAGTACCATTTGAACCAGATTTAATTTGGGCATCACCTCCTTGTACATATTTTTCAGTTGCTTCTATTGGTGTACATTGGAATAAAGACCATACACCTAAATCAAAAGAAGCTATATTAGGTATGAAAATATTAAATAAAACTTTAGATATATTTAAATCATATCCTAATGCTGTTTTCTTTATGGAAAATCCAAGAGGTAAAATGAGAAGAAAAGTTAAAGGTATTGATAGAACAAGTATTACTTATTGCAGTTATGGTGATAAAAGAATGAAACCAACAGATATCTGGAGTAATAATATTTATGATATATTTAATAAAAAAGGATGGAAGCCAAGACCAATGTGTTATAATGGCAATACTAAATGTCATCACGAAGAAGCACCAAGAGGTAGTCAAACAGGAACACAAGGATTAAAAAATAATTATGAAAGAAGTAAAATACCTGAACAATTATGTTACGATATTTTAACAAGTTTATAGTTTTTTTATTGTACTATTGAATAAACAAGTTATTTCAAGTATGGCACACGGTGGAAAAAGAGATGGAGCAGGTAGACCATCTAAAGCAGATGAGGTTAATTTAATAGAGAAATTAAGTCCATTAGAAGATGCAGCATTCCAAGCATTAAAAGCAGGTGTAGAAAAAGGTGATTTTAAATTTGTACAACTGTACTATAATTATTACGCTGGTAAACCTAGAGAAACAAGAGATATTACTATTAACGAAGATTTACCGATATTTTTAGATTAACGATAACCAAAACGTTATTCTAAATCATTAATGCAAGTACAAACAACACAAGCACTAAATAAGCTACGTAAACTTGATAAGAGGGTACGTATTGTAAGAGGTGGTACATCAGCAGGTAAAACTATTTGTATCCTGCTTATACTTATAGATTACGCTATTAAAAACGAAGGTAAAGAAATAAGCGTAGTATCTGAATCAATACCACACTTACGTAGAGGTGCATTTAAAGACTTCTGTCAGCTTTTAAAAGGTTTAAATAGGTATAAGGATATACAACTAAATAAAAGCACCTTAAAATACACATTTACAAATGGTAGTTATATAGAGTTTTTTAGTACAGACCAACCAGATAAGTTGCGTGGTGCAAGAAGAACTGATTTATATATTAACGAGTGTAACAATGTACCCTTTGATGCCTACAACCAATTAGCAGTTAGAACATCTGGAAACGTTTGGTTAGATTACAACCCATCTAATATCTTTTGGGTAGATAAAGAATTAGTAGGTAAAGAAGATGTTGACTATATAACACTAACTTATAAGGATAACGAGGTACTACCTGTAAGCATTGTAAAAGAAATAGAGAAAGCAAGAGATAAAGGCAAAACCTCAACGTATTGGGCAAATTGGTGGAGGGTATACGGACTTGGTGAAACAGGTTCTTTAGAAGGTGTATGCATACCTGATTGGAAAGAAATAGATAACATACCACAAGAAGCACGTTTATTAGCTTACGGAATGGACTTTGGTTATAGTGTTGATCCTACAACATTAATAGCTTTGTATAAATGGAACGATGCCTATATATACGATGAGGTACTTTATAAGAAAGGAATGTTAAATAGAGATATAAGCAGGTTCTTATCACAACTTGATATTAAAGAAAACATTGTAGCAGATTCAGCAGAACCCAAAAGCATAGCAGAACTGCAAGGGTATGGACATTCTGTATATGGTGTAAGTAAAGGTAGGGATTCAGTAGTATATGGGTTAAACCTAATGAACCAGAACGAAATATACATAACATCTAAAAGTAAAAACCTTAAACGTGAATTAGCAGGATATGTATGGGCAAAAGATAAAGATGGTAACCAGCTACAAAAACCAAGTGGTGAACATCCTGATTGTA